CGACCTCACAATACCGGGCTCGCGTCCGTCACACGGTGACGGCCGCAAAGAACGGTAGGCCGGCGTATGATCGGCACAACTTTGAAGTTGTGCAGACCATCTTCGCCAGTGGTGAGGTGGCTGAGTACGAACGTAAGTTCTACTTCGTCATTGAGCAGCTGCCCAGTGACGTGTCAGTCGAGATTGGAGACACAGTCGCCGATCTGGCGATTGCAACCTCCAATGCTTTCCTGACCAGCCTTCTCGGATGGGAGTCGTAGGATCACATCGAGCTGGGATCTTCGCTTGTGAAAGCGAATTTTCCCTCGGTAGCTTGTCGCTACCGGATGTGATCGGCAGACTTTCCATTAGGTTGAAGAGTGGGTGCCTAACAGCATGGGACATCAGGAAAGGAGTTAACCAATCCTCATGTCTAATTGCCATGTTAGGGAGCTCGAGCGTGTGTATCAGCATCTGCTTGCAGATGCGACGTACACATTCCCGACGTTGGAGAATGACTTTGAGAGAGATCTCAAACGTCTCCAAAGATTCGTTGAGCACAGAGGTATTAGAGTTTATCTCGAATACCTCCCAGCAATCGGAAAGCACCTGGATAGGTGTCTCTCTGATGGCAAGTACATTCAGGGTGGGCTACCTCTGACGAAGAGGGTCTCTCCCTGGGTAGTGGTCCCTAAGTTTCTTAGGGGGCTCTACCTACTTGTTTTCAACGAATCTGGCTGTCTGAGGGATGATTACAGTGTTGAAGCTATCTTCTTTCTACGGCAAATTTTCTATGCCGCAAAGAAGGCTAACTTCGCCTGTAGTGCCGACAAGGTCGAGGACGCTGTCCAAGACTTTGTTGACACCGATGCGCAGCTACCGGAACCCGAAGGGTACTGGAATGCTGTCGAGTCTAAACACCTCCTGGAACCGCCGCCTTACTTTGGTTTTAGTAAGTCGGCGCTCCTAAAGGACCGCCTAAACTCTATCTCTGATCCTCGTAGGAAAAGAGACGCATCGCTCTTCCTGATAACGCTTGACACTGTGTCAAGCATTATCACCTCAACCCTAGGGTCATATCGACCCGCAGATTGGAGGTTCAGACATGGCCCAGGCGCGATCTCAGAAGCGACCGGTCCGTACAACAAGTACTGTTGGACGAATTGGTCAGATCTTCTGGAATCCGAATACCCTCTTGCTGATTTTGGTTTTCACAATTTCAGCAGTTGGGCTGCCCGTTGCAATGGCGCTACACCGGTTGAACCAATTCAATCAAGAATTGCTCGACCGAGTAGACTCATTGCAGTTCCCAAGACTTTTGCCGGACCTCGGCTTATTGCCGCGGAACCGTCAGAACACCAGTGGTGCCAGCAAAACATCTGGCACTACATGTGTCGAAGAGTGCACAGCACCTGGCTGTTGGGATTCGTCGACTTTCGTGACCAATCCCGAAACCAGCGACTCTGCCTCCTCGGATCTAGGAACAACTCCCTCGCGACTGTCGACCTTTCGGCAGCGAGCGACCGAGTTACGTGCCAGGCGGTAGGACAGTTCTTTAGGGGAAACCCTAAATTACTGAGCAGCCTACGTGCCTGTCGGACCCGTAGTGTTTCACAGAATCTGGTGGAGACTCTACCAGAGACTGTGGAGTTGAGAAAATTCTCAACTATGGGTAGCGCCTGCACCTTCCCTGTTGAGACATTACTATTTCTCGGTATAGCTTTGGCAGCGGTCCTCACGGCCCGCCAGCTAAAGCCAACCTTGAAAAACATAATGTCTCTCCAAGAGGAGGTGGCCGTCTTCGGGGATGACGTTGTCATACCCGGAGATAGTCGGGAGCTCTTCGTTGATGCGCTTGAAGTTTTATACTTCAAGGTTAACGATCACAAGTCCTTCTGGACTGGAAAGTTCAGAGAGTCCTGTGGCGTTGACGCCTTTGACGGGATCAATGTGACCCCTGTCTACTGGCATCGCATCTACGATGGCGGACCAGAATCTCTAGCGAGTGTAGTGGAGTGTGCCAACAACTACTATTCCAAGTGGTTGTTGAACACTTCCTCCTACCTTGCGTCGACCCTGCCTGTTGGACTCGGTGTCCCACAGGTGGCCATGAGGTCTGGTGTCTTTGGTCTAAAGACACGCTGCCGGCCGAGGAACATCTACCACTGCGGTAGGTATAACCACGGTCTCCAACGTGCCGAGCTTCGCGTGCGATCGATAATTTCGAAGCAGGCGAGAGCGCAGACCAACGACGACACTGCGTTACTTCAGTACTTTACTGAAGCACCCGGTCCGATGACTAATTGGACCCACGGTGTACCGCAGAGACCTCTTCTTAAAACTAAGAAGAGGTGGGTTGCACTTGACGACATTATTGCTCAATAATGTCCCAAGGGCGAAATTGGCGTTCGTGTGGACGACAGGTACG